ACTTTGTTCAATATCTGCAAGAGGGTAAGCTACTTTTTTTCACGTAACTGAGGTATGTTAAAAAATTGAACTCTGATTTTGTTGGAGCAAAATTCATTATTAAGGTGACTATCATTGCAGAGTCATCTGAACTTTCTTCGACACTGGGTTCAATCTCAGTCTTTATGAATATAGAATCTTCTGGAATCTTTTTCTGCTCCTTCTTTTGGATGAAAGCTGTTATTCTCACATATTCATATTTTTTGTGTTCTTTCTTAATGACTACTAGTAAGAAAACCATATAACCAGCATGTAGTAATGATGATAAGAAGTGGAAAATTCCTTGCATCATGTTACTCAGATTCTTTAGAAATATTTTGTCAGTATCACATAAATCATGAATTCCGCCCTTTGTTGTGAATTGTGTCTTAATCATGTTTATGTTAATATTGAAGTTCTCAGTTTTATCATTCTTTTTGAACAAGTCCAGCAGTTTCTTTGGGAGCATCAATTTCTTTCCGGTTGCCTGGTTTAGAACTCTACAGCAAATTATGTACAGATCACGTGGCAGTATTGGCTTTAGAAAGCATGCAAACAAACTCATCACAAATCGGGGTGCCCAAGCAGCTGCATCATCACTATCCATAACAGATAACTCAAAGACATTGCTTTTTGATTTTTTTGCTAAATTTGATTTCTTTTCTGCAACCCTAGAAAAATGCTCTGAGCTCCTTGTGTACTTTTCGTCACCCTTTGTTAGCATTTCCATAGGCAAGCTTTCACAAATTATTCTTGAGATTGTTTCCACAAAGTTTATGCCAATTCTGCTTGCAACAGGAAGTATGAAAATTTCTCTTGGCCCAGTTAATTGCAACTTGTTAAATAAATCAACAACGATACCCTCTTTTTCTATTCTATCTAAGACTCTGTGCAAGTCATTAAAAGGATGATCCGTTATTTCTCCTCTGTGGATCATTTCTAAAACTCCCTGTAGTACTTTTCTTCTTCTCTTTGTTTTATCATTAGGATTGTACTTGAATGGTTCCTCATTCTTGCCATAAGTTGGAACAATAGTTGACGATTTGAAAGTAGCAAATGATTCTGATGTTTTCTTTCTGTTTTCTGCGAAAAGACGGGTTCTAAGCACAGAGTCATATTTATTATTATGCTTCTTATTAAGATAATTCTTTGTCAACCATCCAAGGAGC